TAGGCGATGCAATGACCAAAATGATCGTGGTTGAGTATGGATTAGAAGTATCCAACGAAGCTGCTCATGGTATCGTTGCTGACCTTAATGTAAGTTAAGTTCTCGGTTAAGAACCTTAAAGGGATGTTTCGGCATCCCTTTTTTTTGTGGTAAAATTCTTGCATGGCTAAAAGAACTGTTATTGATCATAAGACTGGTTTTACCAACGAGTTTATTACTGAGGGTGGTAAAGACATCTTTCATACCACTCAAGATGTAAGTCCAGTCATTGAGCATTGTAAAAATATTGCAGAGAATGTTAAGCCAGGTAAAGATCTTCGCCATGTGGCAGAAGTACCATTGGTTGTATATCAAAAAGCTTGTCGAGAAGGCTGGGCCAATGATATGTCTCAATGGAGAAAATGGCTAAATCATTCAGACAATAAAGTCTTTAGAACATGGCAGGGCAAACTATGACATACGCAGAATTAAAATCTAACATTGCAAACTTTTTGAATCGTTCTGATTTAACAGATGTAATTGACACATTTATTGATAGCACAGAATCAGAATTTAACCGCAGATTAAGGGTTAAGGGCATGATTAAAAGAGCTACTGCAACATTGGATTCACAATACATTTCAGTACCAACTGATTGGTTAGAAGCCATAAACATACAAATTGATAGCGGTGATTTTTCTCCATTATTTCAACAATCAATAGAATCATTAGATGTCTATAGAAAATCAAACGATAATGTAACAGGTCAACCTATTTACTTTGCATTGGTAGATGATTCAATTGAATTTGCACCTACCCCAGATGGAAGTTATACAGTACAATTAACCTACTACGGAAAGATAGATGCGTTAAGCGATTCTAATACGAGCAACTTTTTATCCACAGGATATCCAGATGCTTACCTTTATGGATCACTCAAACACGCTTCTATCTATTTAATGGAAGATGAACGAGTGCCACTATTTACAGCACAGTTCGAGAAAGCTTTAGAAGAAATGAGACTAGAGCAAGAGAAAGCTGAGTTTGCAAAAGGTTCTTTGATGCAAAGAAGAAGAACTTATGGGAAACGCAGTAAAAATATTTATTATTTTGGTAATAACTAGGAGTACAAAACATGGCTGGATTTAGTGATTATTTAGAAGACAAGGTACTTGACCATGTATTTGGTGGAGTTGCTTATACAGCACCAACAACACATTATGTTGCTTTGTATACAGTAGCACCTACTGATACTGGTGGTGGAACTGAAGTAACAGGTGGAGCTTACGCAAGACAAACTGGAACTTTTACTGTCTCAGGTACAAATCCAACAACAGCAACAAACTCTGCTGCAATTGAATACCCAACAGCTACAGCCGATTACGGAACTGTGGTTGCAGTTGGTATTTTAGATGCTTCATCTGGTGGTAATTTACTTGCATATGCAAACTTAACCACTTCAAAAACTGTATCAACAGGAGATGTATTCAGATTTGATGCTGGTGATTTAGACATCACATTAGCTTAATACCATGGCCTCAGTAGGCTACGGGTTATACACATACGGGAAGTCCGACTATGGAACTCCCGTTTATCATTTTGGTGTAGCTACATCCGCCCAAACATCAGGCTTTACTGCTGAATCATCAGTTATACGCTATGGTGTGGCTACCATACCAGGCGTTTCCGACTTCGATTCAGTCAGTACAGTTATCAAATTAGGGTCTTCTACCCTTGCACAAACCTCAAACTTTACTGGTAATGGTGAGGTTGTTAAGTTCGGTGCATCTGTTATATCCGCAGTTTCAGGCGGTTCAGCTATAGGTCGACAAATAGATCGTGGATCAGCGACTATAGCCGAGACATCTGGAATGTCTGCAACTGGCAGACAAATAGACAGAGGCGTTGCAACCATTGCTGGAGTATCAGGCTTTAGTGCAGTAGGTACGCAAATCGATAGAGGTGTTGCAACCATATCATCAACCAGTGATATGACATCTGTTGGAGTCTTAATTAAATTAGGATCTTCAACATTACCAGAAACATCTGGTATGACAGCCACAGGTACACAAATAGATCGCGGTGTAGTTCCTATGGTGGCCACCTCTGGCATGACTGCAACAGGTCGATTCACTATTAGTGCAAATGCAACCTTACCAGCAGTTTCAGATTTTGAAGCAATTGGTAGACAAATTGATCGAGGTTCATCAACGATTCAACAAACAAGTGGTTTTTCTGCTGTTGGTGGTTTAAAATGGAATGACATTATAGTTCCAGCAGAGACATGGACAGATCAAAACGCTACAAGCGGAACATGGACTGAGCAAAATGCAACAGATGGTGAATGGACAGAACAAAATGCAACTAGCGGTACATGGACAGAAGAATCTGTACCACCTTCAGACTGGACAACATTAGGCAAACAAGAAGCAGCTTAAAGGAATTTTTTTATGGCAGATACATTTACTACTAATTTAAACCTTACCAAACCAGAGGTCGGTGCATCCACCGATACCTGGGGAACTAAGTTAAACAATGATTTAGACGATCTTGATGCGCTGTTTAGCTCCACTGGTACATCCGTAGCGATGAACCTAGACGGAGCAGTTATTGATAGCTCTGTCATTGGTGGTACAACTCCAGCAGCAGGTACATTTACAACTTTAACTGCTAATACTTCTATCACAGGCACATTAGCCACAGCAGCACAACCTAATATTACAAGCGTTGGTACGCTTACAGGTCTTACAAGTTCAGGTGCTTTAAATCTAAATAGTGCAGCAGGTTATGGCAACATTGAAATAGGTGGTGCAAGTGGTGGAAAGATAGATTTTAAAATTCCTTTTTCTGATGACTTTGATGCAAGAATTATATATGCTGGAAGTAACTTTCAAATTACAACTAATGCTGACCAACCAATACTACTTAGACACAATAATTCTACTGTTTTAACTACATCTTCAACAGGCATAGACGTAACAGGTACAGTAACCACTGATGGTCTAACAACAAGTGCTGACATTAACTTTGGCGATAGCGACAAAGCTATCTTTGGAGCTGGTTCAGATTTACAGATTTACCATGATGGTAGTAATAGTTATATTGCTGAAAATGGTACAGGTAATTTAAATATTCAATCAAATGGAACACAGATAAATATACAAAAATCTGATGGAACAAAAATGATTGAAGCCATTAATAATGGAAATGTTGTTCTATATTCAAATGGTGTTGAACGTTTAAGAGCGAATGGTACAGGCATAGACGTTACAGGCACAGCAGTAACCGATGGTCTTACAGTAGCAGGTAACGTCTCAATAGATGGCGGAACTATCAAACTTGATGGTAATTATCCTGTTGGTGCAGGTAACACTGCTCTAGGTGATGATGCTTTAGGTAGCCTTACGAATGGTGGTTTCAATACAGCTGTAGGTAGATTTGCTTTAACTTCAAATACTAGTGGCATCTATAACGTGGCACTTGGTAATACAGCTTTACAGAATAATGTAACAGGAAACCAAAACGTTGCTATAGGTATGACAGCACTTGAGGATAATACTGTAAGTGATAATACTGCTGTAGGTTATGCAGCAGCTAAACAGAACACTACAGGTACTGGTATAGTAGCAATTGGTAAAGATAGTTTATTAGCAAATACCACAGGATTTAGTAATGTGGCGGTGGGTAGTGATGCTCTTACAGCGAATACGATAGGAAATCAGAATGTAGCTGTCGGTACTGAAGCTATGCGAGATAATGTGGCAGCAGATAGAAATGTAGCGATAGGGCGTGCTGCTTTAAGATTGATGACAAGTGCAACCACAGCAGATACTTATAATACTGCGGTGGGTTACTTTGCACTCACTTCAACCACTAGCGGAGCTTACAATACCGCACTTGGTGCATCAGCACTTAACGACAATACCACTGGAATCAACAACACTGCCTCAGGTTATAGGGCTCTTTTCAACAATACCACTGGGAACAGTAACACTGCTTTAAGCGGAAGTGCACTTAAAAGCAATACGACAGGCAGTAATAATACCGCAGCAGGTTTAATTAGTATGTTCCAAAACACCACAGGTAGTAACAATACAGCCTATGGTTATAATTCTCTTGGTGATAACACTACTGCTAGTGGCAGTGTTGCTATCGGTCATAATGCTCTTGCTTTAAGCACCGCAGAAGAAAGCACTGCGGTGGGTAAAGATGCCTTGCAAGCAAATACTACTGGAGTTAAAAATACTGCTGTGGGTTATGCATCAATGGATAACAACACTACAGGTCAATGGAATGTAGCAATGGGATGGCAGAGTTTGTTTGACAATGTTACTGGTCAAAGAAATGTAGCAATAGGTTATTCAGCTTTAGAAAACAATACAGTAAACCACAATGTCGGAATTGGTATGCAAGCAATGTACACCAATACTAGCGGAACAGGTAATGTTGCCATAGGAGATAGTGCATTAAGGCAAAATACAACTGGCTCAGATAATACTGCTATAGGTTCTTATAATGGTTCTGTTTTACCAGCACTTTATGCCAACACCACAGGGCTTAGTAATACAGCCATTGGTCAAGGTGCTTTAAGGGCAAATACCACAGCATCTAACAACACAGCAGTTGGTCAGGATGCAGGTAGTGGTGCAACGACAGGTGGGAATAATGTTTTTATTGGTCACAATGCTCAAGGCGGTGGTGGGGGTGCAAGGTCATACTCTATTACAATTGGTCCTGGTCTATTGTCTGCTGGAGATTATTTTACAACCTTTGGAGAAGGCACTGGAGCAAACAGGGTTTATAATAAATATAATGCAAACGCCACTTGGACTAAGGCTTCAGATTTAAGATATAAAGAAGAAATTGCAGATAACACAGACTGTGGTTTAGCTTTTATTAATGACTTAAGACCTGTTACCTACAAATGGAAGCCAAGAGCAAATATTGATTCAAGTTTACCCGACTACAATCCAAACGAAACTGAAAGACGGGTTGATGAAAAAATGTATGGTCTTATTGCTCAAGAAGTTAAACAGGCAATGGATAATAATAACATTACAGATTTTGCAGGTTGGGATGAAACAGACAATGGAATACAAGGTATTTCACAAGAAATGTTTGTTCATCCTTTAATTAAAGCAGTACAAGAGTTATCAGCAAAATGTGATAGCTTACAAAATGAAATTAACATTCTTAAAGGAGAATAAAATGACAGTAACAGAAGTCTTAACAGCAGCAACCGATAGCGTAACGCTTATCAACGCTGTAAATGATGGTACACACGATATAAATGGTATGACTCAAGATGAAATAAATGAAATGGTTCAAAGAAATGTAGACCATCTTGAAATTATCTTGGCTTATGCACCAGTAGACGAAGACGATGACACGCCTGACGTAGCAGGAGACTCATCAGATAAGTCCAGCTATACAGATGCGATTGCAACTGGTAAAGCTTACATCGCAGCTAACTAAAAACATGGAATACATTGTAGACATCATCAACACAACAACATTTATAGTTTGCCTAGCAAGTATTGTTGCTAACTTTACACCATCAACAAAAGACGATTTGTTTATTTCTAAAGTTGGTAATTTAATACATTTACTGGCTTTAAACTTTAATATTAAAAGATAAGTGAATGGCATTATTCCCAATTACTCCCCCCGCAGGCATAGTCAAGAACGGAACTGATTATGGCAACAAAGGTCGTTGGGTTGACGGGAATTTAGTTCGCTTTGAAAATGGCTACCTTAAACCTATAGGTGGCTGGACAAAACTTAGAGCTACAGCATTGGATGGCGCACCCATTGGGATGTACGCCTACAACGACAACTTGGGCCAACCAATATTAGCGGTTGGTACAAGAGAAAAAGTCTATGTTTTATACGACAACACCTGGACTGACATCACACCAGTCGGTTTTATTAATGATGCAAGTAACGATCCGCTTGGTTTTGGTGCATACCATTACAATGTCGAAGATTATGGTGATGCTCGTTCACAATCAGGTTTACCTTTAGATACAGGTCATTTTTCTTTTGACAACTGGGGTGAACATTTAAACTTCTGTTTTTCTGGCGATGGTAAGATTTATCAATGGCGACCAGATTCATCAGGTGGATCACCCGATACCATAGCCACAGTCGTATCTAACGCACCCACAGGATGTCAAGCTATTATTGTAACCAACGAAAGACATTTGGTGGCTATAGGTTCAGGTGGAGATCCAAGAAAAATTGCTTGGTCAAATAGAGAAGATAATACTAACTGGACATCTAAAGCTACCAACACCGCAGGTGATTTACAAATCCCTACAGGTGGTAGAGCTATCATGGCAGCTTCATTTGGTAATGACATTATTATTTTTAGTGATACTGGTATCAGCAGAATGTTCTATGCAGGTTCACCATTTGTTTATGGTATTGCTGATGCTGGAACTAACTGTAAAGCAGTAAGTAGAAGATCCATTGTTTCTACTGGTAACTTCTTAGCATGGATGGGTGAAAACTCTTTCTTTACATATGACGGAACTGCAAGAGAAATACCATGCGAAGTGCATGATTATGTTTACGATCAACTTAATGTACCAGGCAGAAAAGCTTGTTGGGGTGGACACAACTCTAACTTTAATGAATTGTGGTGGGGATTCCCAAGCGGTGAAGGTCAGTATGCACCAAACAAATATGTGATTTGGAACTATGGTGAAAATGTTTGGTCTATTGGTGAACTAGACAGAGGTTGTTGGGTTGACCAAGGTGTCTTTGATTTCCCAACTTCAGCAGATAACGCTGGGTTTGTGTATCAGCACGAATCAACTGTATTAGGTAATTCACCCAACTTAGGCTCTGCTGTTCCATATGCGACCTCTGGGCCTATTGAAATAGGCAATGGTGACAATTATGTCCAATGCAATCAAATCATTCCAGACGAAGAGGCTAATTCGTTGCCAGGTGTCACCCTTAGTTTCAAAGGTAAATTTACTCCACTCGGTGCAGAAACCGACTTTGGATCATTTACTTTTGAAAGTGATGGTTATACCGATGCTAGGTTTACTGCAAGACAAGTCTCAATGACAGTCACAGGCAGTACCACACAAGATTTTCAAGTAGGAAAAATTAGACTAGATGTACGCAATAGAGGTAAAAGATAATGGATTTATCCTCACAAAGACAGTACATTCAAAGAGCAATTAATGTTAAATATTCTTTTGCAGCTATCACACAGCAGACTATTTATACAGCACCTAGCGGCGGTGACTTTGATTTTGCAATTATTAAGGATTTCATAGCTTGTGACCATGGTAATCAACAAACGAATTTAGATGTATCAATTACCGATACCAGTTCTAATGAGTTTTTTCTTTATAAACAACACAATATAACTGCATACGCTACAGATGAATTGGTGCTTGGTTCAGGAATCATTATCCAACAAGGTGAAATAATAAAAGCACAAGTAAATCATGCAAACATTGACTTGGTTTTAAGTATTATTGAATATGGAAAAGGCGACTAATAAAGTCACACCTATTAAAAAACAACCCGAAGAATGGGAAGTTCAATGGGAACGCTGTAAACCATATATAGCAAAAGCTATCAAACATCAAGATTCCTATACAATAGACGATATAGAGGATAAAATAAGACATGGAATATTCCATTTATGGCCAGCTAAGAAGTCGGCTATGATAACCGAATTTGTAGTATTCCCCCAAAACACAGCAATGAACTTGCTGTTTTGTGGTGGTGATTACAAGGAGTTAGAGGATATGTTGCCATCCTTAGAGGCATTTGCAAAAGCCGCTGGTTGTAAAAGATTATATGGCGGTGGCAGAAAAGGATGGTTAAAAAAAATAAGTCATTTAGGCTTTAAATCAGAAAATTTAATTAGTAAAGAATTATGAGTAAAGGCAGAACAACAACAACCGCAGAAATACCAGAATATCAACAACGACAAGAGCAAGAATTATTCTCTGCTGCTAAAGGTTTAGCTGGTACACCATTCGTTCCATACACAGGCCCTAGAGTTGCTGGTTTTAATCCAGATCAACTTAGACAATTTCAAGCCACTCGCGGTTTATTTGAAAGTGGTATGCAGTATGATCCGTTGGCTGGATTGCAAGAATTAGCACAAGCTCCAACTCCAACCATTCAACCAGTTACAGGTTTTCAAGCTCCAACCATACAAGGCTTGCAAGGCCCTCAAGCCGCACAGATTGGCGGTGTTCAAGGCCCACAAGCAGCACAGATTGGCGGTGTTTCAACCCCACAGTTTAGAGGCTTGTTAGATGCAGATATAGGTGCATATCAATCACCTTACACGCAACAAGTCATTGAACAGTCTATGGCTGACATCCAAAGACAAGCCGATATTTCTAGGGGTCAAGCACAATCTAGAGCAATCGGCGCGGGTGCGTTTGGCGGTTCAAGATCTGCTTTATTAGAAAGTGAATCACAAAGACCATTCATAGAACAAATGGCTAGAACTGCTGCTGGATTAAGAGAATCTGGTTTCCAACAAGCACAACAAGCTGCATTATCCGACTTAGAAAGACAACAACAATTAGGTGTCTTTGGAGCTGAACAAGCTCAACAAAGAGCTTTACAACAAGCACAGCTCCAACAGCAGGCAGGATTAACAGGCTTTGAAGCACAACAACAAAGGGCTTTAGAACAAGCAAGGTTGGGTCAACAAGCTGGATTAACAGGCTTTGAAGCACAACAACAAAGAGCCATGCGACAAGCAGAGTTAGCTCAACAAGCAGGGCTTGCTGGTCAAGATATTCAAGCAAGAATGGCTATGATGCAACCAGAATTAGAGTTACGCGCAAGACAGCAACAAGCAGGATTGCTTGGTGGTATCAGCGCAGAGCAACAAGCAAGACTTGGACAGCTTGGTCAGATTGGTCAGCAACAACAATTGTTACAGCAACAAGCTCTTGGAGTGCCTTATCAAGAGTTCCAAAGAGCTTTGGCTTACGGCCCGCAACAGCTTGGTTTGTTACAAGCTGGCATGGGTACGCCTTTAGTCAGCCAATCTACAGAAGGAAAAATTGGAGCTGGCGATGTTGCTGGGTTTGGTGCAGAAATGTTTGCTTTATCACAATTATTACCTTTTATGACATCAGACGAAAGATTAAAAGAAAATATCAAACCAATTGGCAAGTCTGAAAATGGACATAACTTATATACTTGGGATTGGAATGATAAAGCCAAAGAGCTTGGAGTTAATGATCCAACAACAGGTGTTCTTGCACAAGAGGTTATGAAATATATGCCTGAAGCAGTCATTCAAAATGATAATGGGTATTACATGGTTAATTACGGAGCTTTATAATGGCTTTATCAGATTATCTTAACAAGTTAAATCAACTCCAAGGTATGCAACCACAACAATCACCTATTGGTATGCAACCAGTAGGAATATCTGAAAAGGATCAAAAGAATAAAAATTTAGCTATTATGCTTTATGCTTTAGGTGGTGCTTTGCGTGGTAAAAGCGCATTAGAAACTGGTTTAGGTTTGCAGCAAACATTAGCGAGTCAAGAACAACAAAAAATACGCAAACAGCAAAGAGAGCAATTTTTACAACAAAATCCTCAATATGCTACACAAATAGCAGCGATAGAAGCTGGCATACCAAAAGAATTTTTGATACCTAAACCACTGTTTGAAGGTCAAGGTACTACAAATCAATTGTACAATACTTTGTTGCAAGGCCAAGAAAATGAAAGTGTTAGATCAACACCACAGTATAAAACTGCTTACGATTATTTATCACAACCTAAAACTGAAACTTTTATTAATGAGCAGGGTCAACAAGTTACTAGAAGTATTCCGGGGATGATTTCTAAACAAGATTATTTACCACCTGTTGGGGTTGAGGTTGCAGATTTACAAAAGGGTCAAGTACAACCATCTATGGTAGATTCTATGGAAAAAGTAGGTAAAGATGTTGTTGTAGAAGTTAGCCCAGAAAGAAGAAAAGAATTAATTAAAAATATAACTGTTTTGGATAACACATCAGCCAAATTAGATACTTTTTCCAAAAAAATAGAAGAAATTGAACCCGGAGTAACGACTTTTGGAACAGAAAGAGCAGATATTCAAAATGCTTATACAAGTATTTTATTAGAATTGAAAAATTTAGAAGAGCTAGGAGTTTTAGCTGGCCCTGATTTAGATTTATTGCAAGGTATGTTAGGAGATCCAACAAGCTTTTACCAAAATATTGCTATGGGTGGAGCAGAAGGCACAAAATTACAAATTCGAAATATTAAAGATTATATTAAGGAGAAAAAAACAAGATTTTCTCAAGAGCTAGGCGAAAAAATAGAAGCACCACAAGGCACAACAAGACAAGAAACTGCTTTTCTGAATGGTAGACAAATTATTCCTAACAACGATAACACTGGTTGGGTATACAAAGACACAGGTGAACCAGCGCAATAATAACGATGGCAGAGCAAACACTACCACCGCTACCACAAGGCGCAACCAAAACACCGCCTCTACCTAGTGGTGCTTTATCTTTTGATAGATTAGATAGAAAAACAGGTGCGCCCAAACAATTAAGAGCAACGATTGCTGCTTATAAAAAACCATTAGATAAACTAAAGTTAGTACAAAAATATTATCCAGATGCTATTCCTTTTGGTGCTGACAATTATGTCTTTACAAATCCAAAAACAAAACAACCCACTTTATTTAATCCAGGTGGTTTTGATGTTGGCGATGTTTTGGAATATGGAAGAATTTTGCCTGAATTGGCTGGTGGCGCGATAGGTGGAGTGTTAGGTGGTATTTCTACTTCTCCAACAGTGGTTGGTGTACCAGTTGGTGTAGCTGCTGGAGCAGCAGGTGGATCTGTTGTTGCCGGGGAAATTTACGACCAAGCATTAAGATCTTTCTTTGGCGCGGGAGCAGAAGATACAAGGAAATTTACTGAATACGCTGAAGATGTTGCTTTACAAGCAACTATTGAAGGTTTATCACCATTCCCAATTGCTAAAGGTGGTGAGATATTAAGAAAAGGTGCTAGTAAAGTTTTTAATGATCCTGCAGCACAAGCTATGTATAAATCTGCTGAAAATCTTGGTTTAAAAGATTTACCACTAGGTGTCACAACAGGGCCTAAAATCGCTAAAACAGAAAACGCTCTTTCAACACAAGTTGGTGGCTCTAGTATTGTGAAATCTTATAGCGACTCAATAGATCAATTAAATAAATCTATAGAAAACATTACATCACAAGGCAGCAATCTTTCTCAACAAGCTGCTGGTGATTTGATATTAGATGCAACCCTTAAATTTGAAGATGATTTTTTAACAAAATCTGATGCTTTATATCGTAGATTAGATAAACAAATACCAAGAGGTAAAATTTTTAAACTGTCAAACACAGAAAAGGTTTTAAAAGCAAATAAATATAGATTTTCTAAAGAGGGTCTTGCTGAGTTATTTGGTAAGAATTTTTCAGACAATTTATCTGAATATTTTGCTGGTAAACCTGAATTAAATTATTCTGATTTGGCTGCATTAAGAACAACCATTGGTAAACAATTAAAAGGCACATTTGTAGTTGGCACATCTCCAGAGTTAGGAGATATGAAAAAACTATATGGAGCTTTGACAGATGATATGTTTAATGCTGCAAATCAAGTTGGTGGTGATGCGCTTATCTCAGCCAAAATAGCAAATGCTTATTATAAAAAAGGTCAAGACATTATAAATAAACAAATAAAGCCAATTACCACACAAGCAGGAAAAGACTTTATACCTTCTGAAAAAATATTTAAAAAATTAGAAACTAATCTTAAAACTGAACCATCTAAAGCAAATGAATTTTTAAGCAATGTATTTAATAAAAGTTTAGCCAACGAAAATCAATTAACCCTATTAGGAGAAAAACAATTTTTTGATTTAACAAGGGATGCAGGTGGCGAGTTAAGTGTTGGGAAAACTGTAACTAATTTAGAAAAATTAAAAAAAGGAACAGGAGAACTGCCAATTACCTTACAAACTCTTGGAACAAAATTAGATGATGTGGAAACTTTATCTAAAGGTTTTAAAGAAGCGCAGAAATCCATTAATTTTTCTAATACAGCTTTTGGCAATGCTAATAGAGAATTTATGACAGCAATTGGTGCTGGTACTATTGGGGGAATAACCACAGGCGATCCATTCACAGGTCTACAGTTTGCAGCAGGTGCTTATATAACACCTAAAATCTTCTCTACTGCATTAACAAACCCGGTAACAAAAAAATCTTTGAAGAATTGGGCTACTAAAGCAGATATACCAATGGATGCTAAGGTTGCTACTCTAACCTCTATTGGATTAACAGGGCCACAAGCACAATCATTTATAGAAAATCAATACAGACAAGACAGTTTATTATCAACTGAATAACCCATGCCCCTTGCCACAGAACGCGTTGGTCGTTTTGGTGAATATCTCACAGCAGCAATCCTCTCTCAAGTTTCTGACACAGTAACCATCGTTCCCCACAACGCATCCGCAGACATCATCTTTGAACACAACCTAAAGCTGTATAAGTGCCAAGTTAAAACACAATCTGTAATAGAAGAACGCAGAGGTAATTGGCGGTTTGATATGCGTAAAGGCCAACACGCAAAACATAGACAATACAAAAATAACGAGATAGATGTGTTTGCGTTTGTAGCTGTACCCCACAGAAATGTGGTTTTCTCTAAACCCCTAGAACAAGGCCAACTAACCATCGTTGATGAACACATGAAGAACAATGATGCTGTCAAGAACATTCAAGATATACTTAAAGATTTGCAATAAAATAAAAAACCCCTTAAACTACACTAATACACTATAGGGAGATTATTATGAATGTATTAAGTTTATTTGACGGAATGTCTTGTGGAATGATTGCTTTGGATCGTTTGGGTATCAAAGTAGATAATTATTACGCAAGTGAGATTGATAAGTATGCCATCCAAGTTAGCCAAGCTAACTATCCTGACATTATCCAAGTCGGTGATATTACCAAGTTAGATTTATCTACTTTACCGAAGATTGATTTGGTTATGGGTGGTTCACCCTGTCAAGGATTTAGCTTTGCAGGTAAACAGTTGGCGTTTGATGATCCAAGATCTGCGTTGTTCTTTGAGTTTCACAAAGCTATCTCATACTTACAGCCCAAATATTTTTTATTAGAAAATGTCAGAATGAAGAAAGAATACTTAGATATTATTTCTGAGTACATGGGAGTCGAACCCATCTTTATTAACAGTTCTTTGGTTAGCGCACAGTCAAGACAGCGTTATTATTGGACTAACATTCCCGGAATTGAGCAACCTGAAGAGCGTGGCATAGTGCTACGCGACATATTAGAAGACCAAGTTGGTTCAGAACATTATGTTGGTGACAATATGCAAAAGAACTATAAAGGTGGCAATCAACTAAATCCTAACTATAAAAGCCAAGCTAACACCATACACAATTCAGATAAAAAATCTGGAACAATATGTGCAGGTACTCATGGTTATGCCAATGGTTATGTGGGTGACAAACACAAACCTGTAAAACAAACAGAGCGTAATGCTAGACACCTTAAGCAGCTTGACGATAAATCACTTTGCATGACTGCAACTATGTATAAAGGTGCAGGTAATAATGGCATGACTTTAGTGCCTCAAAAGTTAGTTAGCGATAAACCTCAAAGAGTTGGCACTCATGTAGAAGAAGTCAAAGTAAGAAAGCATGAGGTTGATATAACAGCTTTGCAATATTTATTACGAGAAATGAAAGCTGAGTCTAAAAAAACTAACAGACAAATAGCCGAAGAAACCAATTTACCTATTACTAAAGTTGAGCATTGGTTTAGAACTGATAGCAGTTTTGCAATACCAAGTGATGATGTTTGGTTAAAATTAAAAGAGGTTCTCGGTATACAAACAGAAGTCTTTGATAAACCAATCATGGAGTTTGAATATCGTGATGGCGTGTATGAAAGCACACAAAGAGTTTATGGCGATCATGGTAAATCACCAACTCTTACAGCATCTAATTCAGATCAGTTAATACAAACTAGCGATAAACCTCAACACATAGGCACAGCAGTTGACATCAAAGGACACGATCAAATCAAGCGTGTGTATTCGCCTGATGGCAAGTCTCCAACTGTTACTACTTGTGGTGGTGGTCATAGAGAGCCTAAAGTTGTTGCAGGTGCATTACGCGGCAGATCTTTAAACGAAGATGGTAAAAATGTTAAATGGAAAGAAACTAAGCCAAAGCAAATGCTTGAAACTAGAAAAGATGAAAAGAGTAATGCAGTTAGCACCTTTACAAAAGATAATCTAGTTGTGCAATCTTACAGAGAAGTCAGAACTGAAGAAGCTAAGAAAGCTCGTAGAGAAAACAGACAAAAAACAGGTAAAGACCATACACCATTTAGAGCCAAAGAATTACAACCTAGAGATGATGGTAAGGTTGGCACTGTAACTCCGTCTTTGAACAACGATCATAAAATTAGTTTGACAAGAGACAAAGACCAAGAAGTCTATTGGCGTAAGCTCACACCCTTAGAGTGCGAGAGATTGCAAACTGTTCCTGATAATTATACAAACCATGTCAGCAACACTCAGCGTTATAAAATGCTTGGCAATGGTTGGACAATCGAAGTTATTGCACACATTTTACAAAACATGGAGGTTGACAATGTTTAAAGGTATTACATTTGAAGCTGTAGATAACTTCTTTGATGAGTATGACTATCATGGTTCTACAGGTTGGTTGACAGAAATAATCTATGGCAACATTGATTTAGGCCTACTTAGAAAAGCCATCAATGAACACGCGCAAGGTAATTTTGAAAAATGTCAAGAGTATGTTGACCAAATGCACATAGAGGTGGAGGTATGACACCCAGTATGACACTTAACGAATTATTTGATTTATACACAAAAGATTTAAACAGGCGTGGTGCTAAGACTGTTAAACGCATTAAACAGTTTTACGACAACGACATCCGATTAGCCATTGGCGATAGAGAGATAAACAGCATCATCAGAGGTGACATAGCACAGCTACACTTCGATGTGTCTGAGAGATCTCCTTATACCTCCAACAAATGTCTCTCTATCCTCAAGGCTATGTTTAACTTGGCTATTACCTTTAGCTACATAGAAAACAACCCGGCATTAAATATTGGTAAGAATCGTGAGATTAAACGCAAACGCTACTTAACCAACGAGGAGCTGATCGCTATTACTGAGCAGCTTGATTGTTTGGGCCATAAAACTAGATACAGGCAAGGTTGCAACTTTTTATGGATGCTGATTTACACAGGGGCGCGTGTGGGTGAGATTAGAAACGCTAAGTGGTCTGATATTAAAGGCAATGCTCTGGTGATTAAAGACCATAAGACCGATCATTCAGGCGAGGATCGTATTATCTTTATTACACCCGGGGTGCAAAAAATATTAGATAAGTGTGAGCGCGTGGGGGAGAGAATCTTCAACATAGATTCACCCAGATATGTATGGGATCTCATACGCAAAGAGGTTGGGTGCGAGGATGCGAGACTGCATGACATCAGACATTCGTATGCCTCATGGTCATTAGAGAAGGTTAATCTACCAGAGGTTGGTAATTTATTAGGCCACTCAGATGTAGCGACCACTCAAAGATATGCACATATCCATAAAGAAAAAGCGATAGGCAACGCTAATGTTGTGAGCCAACACATTCATAGCATCGTAGCTAATAGATAATTATAAGTTATTAATATCTATACAAACATCATCCTTATTAGCGGTGTGAATACCTAGTTTTAATAGGTATTCAGCAACGCTATGAGGATCTTTATTTGCTGTACGACAAAATTCAATAAAGTCAGACACTAAAACTCTGTCTATATAGACAGGTTTTCTACCATTCCTTTCTTGAAGGATTGGATCGTCAAAGTCTGCTAAATTCATATCCATACCTCGTTACAAATTTTCGTAATGTTCTATTAACCTATTTAAGTACCACCTGGCTTTTTCTAAGTCTTGAATGTTTGCATCCTTGTACTTATGCCTGTGTATATACTTAATTATTGAGCCTTCTAAATAAGATGGAAACTGATCGCCTAGTTGCTGCTTGATGTAGTCTATACACTCCAAGCCACCCTCGTTGTAATGAGGCGGGTGATCCACCATATCTTTTCTTGCATTGTCCCATTGTTTTGGGGTTACATTATCAATACTCATATTTCATCTCCAAAAATAATTAATACTTGATTATGATAGTGGATAAGCGTATATTAGTCTACAGGTAAATCAAAGCAGGGAGAAAAATGCATACCGATATAAAATTTATAGACACAAAAGAATTGGCTAAAAGGTGGGGCAGAAGTTCCAGAACACTAGAAAATTGGCGCGGCAAAAAAGTTGGGCCTACCTATTACAAGATAGAAGGCAAAATACTTTACGACATTAAAGATGTTGAAAATTTTGAGCAAGGTTCTAGGGTTCTATACAATGACTCACGCGATATTTAGCCCTTCATCATCTGACCGATGGTTTGAATGCCCGGCAAGTGCGTACCTGAATTATTCAGCAGAATACACAGTTAATATCGCAGCAGCTACCGGGACATTGATCCATGAGATGTGTGAGATGTTATTAAAAGGCAGACTTAAAGATATTACTTTAGAAGAGTATTGGCTCGGTAAAGTTGTTGACATTGAAGATTTCCAAATAGAAGTAACCGAAGACATGGTTAAGTGTGCTGAGACTTATGTTGAGTACATCTTCAAAAGAAAAGAAGAGTTGAACGCTACCATGGTGATTGAAGAAAAAGTCTACATGGATGAAATCTCTGATAAATGTTTTGGTACTGCTGACTGCATCTTAATAGCTGAAGATCGTATCTGCGTTATAGATCTTAAATCGGGTAAGTGGCCTGTCGAGGCTGTTAAAAATAAACAGTTAAAAATTTATGCTATTGGTGCTTTTTTAAGATATGGCGATCAAAATGCAGATATAACCATTGAAATGACAATTGTCCAACCAAGATTAAAAAATGCTATTAAGACACATGAAATTTCTTCTCCCAATCTAATGCATTGGGCGGACACAGATTTGAAACAAGCAACGGATGCTTGTGACGAAGAAAACCCACAACGAGCTGCGGGAGACCATTGCAGATTTTGTGCTGCAAAGGCGGATTGTGATGAATATAAATCTAAGCTAGGAGATAAATATGGCTGAAGAAAAAAATGAACTAACCTTTACCTTTGATGAAGATGGTAAGGAATACAAAGTAGAAGACTTATCAGATGAAAATAAGATTCTATATAACAAAGTCACACTTGTTAATAAACAAAGACAGGATGTGATTGCTAACGCTAACTTTGAAGTTGAGAAGTTAGAGATACTTGGAAGGCACTACAGCAATGCTTTGAAAGAAGCTGTTGAAGGTGATGATATAGAAGTCGAGGTGGTCGAATGAGTGTATTAGATAAAGTATTATCCAAAGCAAAAATGAAACCACCGATTATTTGCTTGTATGGCAAGGGTGGTATTGGTAAAACTACATTTGCATCAACCATGAACAGCCCAATCATTGTTCAATGTGAAGATGGTATCGGTAAAATCGAATGTCCTCATACTGGCGTTGCAAAAACATATGGCGAGTTTGAAGAATATCTTTTGGCATTACTTAATGACCCACATGAATTTAAAACAGTGGTCGTGGACAGTTTGGATTGGCTCGAAAGATTAATTAATGACCATGTGTGTAAAGAAAATGGTTGGGCGGATATCTCTGCACCTAGCTTTGGAAAGGGTTATGGTGCTGCATTAGTTGTGTGGAAAGACTATTTAGATATTCTTACCAGGCTTCGTAATGAAAAAGGCATGACCATTTTGCAAATTGCACATAATGAAGTTAAGCGTTATGAAGATCCATCTAATGATCCACATGACAAGCATCAGATAAAGTTATACAGAAAAGCTGCTGACTTAGTTGTTGAACACGCTGACTGTGTATTCTTTGCCAACTATAAAACTGGTGTCGTGCAAAAGAAAAATGCTAAAGGTGGTATGTCAACACAAGTATTGCAAGGCGATAGAAAAATTTACACTCAGGAAGCTCCTGGTTACCATGCCAAGAATAGATATGGTCTTCCTAGTGAAATGGATTTTGATTGGCCCACAATTCGTGAGGCAATGATCAAATGAGTATATTGGGAGAAGTTGAGGAAGGAAAAATGTTACTTGGAGAGATCAGAGAGAAGCTCAATGCTTACATCGATAAAATTAATCCAGATGATAATTCTTTACCTCTTGATGGACTACATTGGTTTATCTCAATTGAGGCGGACTGTGAGGATTTAGTTGGACACCTGTCCGACTACAATTCTTATGATCCAGGTTAATTTTAATAAAAGGGAAATAATATGACGGACTTAACACAATATAACAATGGCAACGCTTTTGATGCCAACGAAACAGAATCTACTGGTAAAGGCTTAGAACCCGGTAGATACACTATGCACTTTGCTGGAGATGAAATCATCCATGGTAAAAATAATTGGGTGGCCCTAAAAATGTTTTTTGAAATTGATGGTTCTACCATCGTAATGAATACAACATTCACTTTAGGATCAGATAACCCCAAAGCTGTAGAGATAGGTGATATATCACTGAAGCTCTTACTTAAAGCTATGGGCGTTACATCTATGAAAAATACTGATGAGCTAGTAGGTAAATCAGTTTCAGGACAACTCATTAGAGACCCTGACAATGAGCGTTATCTCAAGATAGACCAAAACTATGGAAAGAATTGGCAACCTGTCGAAGAGGCTAAAGCACCTACACCTGCGGCTAAACCTGTAGAGGAAAATAAAGAAGACGATCTTGGTGACAAGATCCCTTTTTAATCCATTAGTATCGAAACC